TGTCGCGGATCGCGCCGAAGCAACGAACGCCCTGAATGCCGGGGCCGGTGCCGACCACATCGTACGGGCTCATATAGTCCACGGTGTTGCCAGCCGCGTCCTCGTACTGCTCGTTGTACGTGTAGATCTCGATTCGGCCCTGACCGTTCGCGCCCTGAAGCACGCCGCGATATTCGTACGGCGTGTCGGTCGAGCCCATCGCGGACAGCGTGGAGTCGCTGGTGCGATTAACGTTAACGGAATCGCCCTTGAGCAAATCCTTCACGTCCTGCGATGCGAAGAAGCGGTCGAACGCTTCGATACCCATCGTGAGGCGGTTGATGACCGATCCGGATTCCTTGAACGCGAGCGTCCGGAGATCCTTGATGTCGTCGAGCGGCTTGGCGGCGCTCTCGCCCCAACGTGCGGTCCCGGCCAGGATGCGCGTCAGGCCGGCGTTACGGCCGAAGTCCACGACTTGCGTCGGATAGTCTTCGCCCGAGATCGTGACCTTGCCGTAGATAACCGACATAGCGGCCATCCAGTTGAAGAGACGCTGAAGCATCGTGCGCTCTTCTGCCATGTTCTCCGCCACGGCGGCGTTCCAACGCTGTGCCGGGGTGGACGAGCCGCCGAGATCTTCACCAGCAAGACGGGCGAAGACGCGGTTCGGATCGACGATGTGCTTGGGCTTCGCATACGCAGGCCGGAAGGCGCGCGTCTCGTAGCCACGCGACCGGATGACGCGGCCCTGCACGACCGGCGAGACGAAGGGCGCCAGACGGCGGTTCGTCTTCACCTTGTCGAACATGATCTCTTCGGTGTCGAAGGTCATCTGACGCGGGAAGTAATTGTCGAGCCAGTAGCTCGATTCAATCGGGGTGACACGGACCACCGCCATGAGCGCCGCCGTGCTGTAGAGATCGAATGCCATAATTCTTGTTACCCTTTCGGTAGGAGACGTTGAGCTAGTCGGTCCCTAGCGGCAGTCGAACGGCGCTCTTAGTAGAGCTTCTGGAAGGTGATGTTGCAGTCCGCGTCACATGCGGCAGCACGAAGCTGCGCGTAGGTGACGGCGCCGATGTCCATCGCTTCCCAATTCAGCACGGCGTCTTTGATGATCGGCGTGTCCACGTCGGCGTTGTAGCCGGTGGCGGAAGCGTCGAGCGCGTGGGGCAGGACACCAGCGATGATCTGCGAACCATCGTTGCCGGCCTGATTCCACTTGACGAGCTTTCCGCCGACTTCGGCGACGACAGGAAACTTGAACGTCTCGTTACGACTGTTCAACTGGCCGACCTTCTGGCCGGATGCCAGCACGCCCTGCGTGGTGACAACCTGACGCTCACCAGCATAAAGCTGGATCGGAACAAAGGTGCCGACGGTTTCGATACCACCGGCGAGGATACGATCACCCATTTCTGTTACTCCATTCTCGCCGGTATCGGCGGACTTCAGGGTTCAGGCTGCGCTGGTTACGCGGCCTTCGACTTCTTCGCAGGCTTGAGGCTGCCCGACCAAGAGGCACCGGCCACGCGGTTGTGATCCGCAAGGATCTGCGCACCGATCTGGTCTTCGGTCAGAGCGCCGCCGTTGGCTTCCTCGTCGTCGTCGCCAGCGCCGGGGTTCTTGCCCTTGGCCTTACCCATCGCGACCGACAGGTGATTGACGTTATCGCGACCGCGACCGCCCTTCGCCTTGGAGCCCTTGCCCTTCTTCAGGCGGCGCTCGCGTGCGGCGTCAGCGGCTTCCTCGCCGTCGTCATCGTCATCGTCGCCCTCGTCGTCGCCTTCTTCGCCGTCGTCGTCCGAGTCGTCGCCGTCCTCGTCCTCATCGTCTTCGACCACGGCAACCTTCGCCTTGCCGTTCTTCTTGCCCTTCGGCGAAGCGGCAGCGGCGGCTGCGTCGATCATGGCGATTGCGGCGGCTTCCTCGATCAGCGGGTTCGCTGCGATCTGTGCGGCCAGTGCCACCTGACCCTTGGCTGCGCCGTGATCCTTGATCGCCGTGCTGCGGGTCAAGCTGCCGATCGCCGTACCGACCGCCGTTGCGATCATCGAACCGATCTTGTCGTAATCGACGGAAGTGACTTCCGCCTTGCTCTTGCTGTCCGTCATCTCGTCGTCCTCTTCATCGGTTGAAGTTTCGCCCAATTCGGCGAGCCACGCATCCACAGCTTCCGTCGTGGTCTGTACAGCATTGATTAACCCTAAATCAAGGGCTTCGTCAGCGCGGTAAACTCGGGCCTGCGTAGCCCGAACATCGTCCTCCGTCATGCCCCGAGCTTCGGCGACGAGAGCGATGAAGTCGTCCCATGTCTTGCCGGCACTTTCCGTCCACTCGTCGAGGACTGCTTGCGGCAAATCTTTATAGGGGTTTCCGTCGATCTTATGCTCGCCAGCGGTAGCGAACGTGACCTTGATACCCTCCTTCTTGAAGGCACCTTCATAGGAAACGTGCATCCGATAAACGCCGATGCTGCCGATCCGCGCGCTCGGGATCGCGTACATGGTCGTAGCGCAACCGGCCAGTGCCATGCCCCCGGAGGCTGCCAGCGAATCCACCATCGCCAGCGACGGCTTGACGCGGCGGCTCGCCATAATCTCGCGGGCGAGTTCGAAGCAACCGGACGCCTCGCCACCGGGCGAGTCCACGTCGAAGACAATGAAGTCAACGTCGTCATCGTCCAGTGCCAAGTTGAGCATCCGGCGCACATAGTTGTAGCCGGTGACGAAGCCCCACGAAGAATTGAAGCGATTGATGAGCGTCCCGTGAATAGGGATCACGGCCACGCCATCATTGAAGACAAACGGCTTGCGCGTCTCTTCGGACTGCGGCTCATAGCCGTACGCCAGTTCTAAGTTCTCACGGCAGGCGAGTTCCGCGACCTTGCCGTCTTCGATGGAAGTCTCGCCATAGCGGGTGAGATCCGCCATTACTTTGTCGGCCGTCTCTCCCACAATAAGCATGTCCTTCAGCGACATGCGCTGAAGGACGGAGATCATGCCGGCGTTGACGGAAGTCTTACTCTTCGCCATCATCGTTCGCCTTCTTCTTTTGGTTCTGGTTTCCGCCTTCACCGCCGCCCGCTGCGACCGTCGTGGACATCTGGAACTGAAGCCCCATCGCCACCATAAGCCGCTTCTCCTTGCGAGCCTGCGCAAAGGTTTCGCGGTAGTCGTCGCCAAGCCGGGCGCTTTCCTTCTCGTACGTCGAGAGGCCACCTGCGATCCGGAGCAACGCAGCCTGCGTCTCCTTCATCTCGTCAACCTGACCGGCGCCCGAGCCGATCCAAGCGCAACGGGTGTAGGCGTCCTTCATCAGCGGACGATAGAAGTCCGTGCGATTACGGCCGGGCGGCAGCGGCAGATTGCCGGCGCCCATCTCTTCTTCGAACCACAGCCGATAAACCGACGTGGCCCACCGATCGGCCCACGCTTGCTTCTTCACGTTCATATCGCGGCCAGCGATGGCAAGCTCACCCTTCAGCCCCGAGTAGTTAACGCGGGCGAAGTCGCGCGAAAGATCGGCCGGCGACAGGCCTAGCGTGGCAGCGGTGTGCCGGATCAGCGCCGCTTGGAAGTCACTTCCCACGCCACCCGGCGTACCCATCGGCATCATATTGAGCTTGGTGCCGGGGAACAGGTGCGGCATCTTCACGCCGTCGATCGCGATATTCTCGGCACCGCCAAGATAGGATTGCAGCATCGCCATGTAATTGCCGACTGCCTGCATCCAGCCTTCCGAACCGCCGCCCATCGCCGCGACGACTTCGCTGTTCGGAAGCTCGCTTTCGATCGCGGCTGCGTAGCTGGCATTGACGACGGCGTTCTGAAGCGTGACTTCGCTGAACTTCTTCGTCATGCGAATGTGCGACAGCGCCGCCACCATCTCGGACAGGCCACGGGACTGATCGATCTGCAAGGCTTCGCGGATGAAGATCATCTGCTTGCGCCCCCACGGCAGCGCGGCAGGAATCGTATCCCAATAGCTGTTCGTCACGTCGTACCACTCGGACGGGTGGCCGCGACGGACTTCGAACTCCACGGGCTTGCCGCGACGATCGGTAACGATGCCCCGGCGACGGCGGCGGTTCGGGCTCGGGTTGTCGTCGGGCAGGCCGTCCTTGTTGCAGATCCGCGACGGCGTAATCATCTGGATCGCGGTGTGGAAAGGACGATAGCCGTCGTCGAGATAATCGCTGAAGCCAAACGCCTCGCCGGTCAGGGCGGCAGATCCGACCACCAGCCGAACCTGATCCGTGAAGGTCATCATGCCGCCAGCGTCAAACCAGCAATCCTCCGACTGCGCCGCGAGATTGAACCGGGCTTCGGCGATGCTGGCAAGCTCTTCGCCGTATTCGGCGGCTGCGTCGTTGTCCTTGCCGTAGATGACCCGGTAGTCAGGCTTGGCGTTCAGGCGGTACTGCGCACCGACGATGCTGTTCCGCTGGATGCGGACGGCATGTTGCGTGTAGCCGTCGTTCACCGCGAGATCGGCGGTGCGCGCGTCGGCTTCCGGCTTGACGGTGTTAATGGCCTGATCGGGCGAAAGGCGTGACGGCTTCCACAGCATCGTCTCACGCATGTTGCGCTCGGCACCTTCGATCCCGCCGCCCATCGCGGCTTCACGCGGGGGCGTCGGTCCCAAGACAACGATTTCGGTTTTAGCGCGGCCCATCAGAAGTAAAACCCAATTGCGCGCGGCATACCCCTTCGGGCGGCAGCGGGATCACAGAGACGGCGGAGTTCGGCAATACGCTGTTCCAGCCGGGGCAGATTGGCGCCGCTCTTTTTGATGCGCTCGCCGTTCTGATCCTGAAATTCTAGAATGCCGTTGCCGTTGATCCAATCGTCGTACGCTTTCTCGGCCTTGGCTAGGAGAGCGCAATAATCAGGCGGCGCAGTTGCCATCACTTACCCCATCTGTTTACCCATTTCACTCCAATCGAAGTTACTTCGGGCCTGCACTTCAGCGATCGTTGGTGTATCCATTTCCACCACAAGGGCGTTGTCATTAGCTGGCGCGGCCCACGCAGGGGGTTTATCCCAATCCAGCTTCTCTACATTTAACAGCGAAGACGCGCAAGCCCCAATAGCGTAGTAGAACAGATCCCATGCCTCGTTCCGTTTCGCAATCTTCTCCCACCCTTTACCGGGAATGCGTACTTCGGAAGTAAGTTCCGGAAAGAACCAACTCATATCTTCGGTACGGATCGGCGAAATGAGCCAATCCGGCAAGTGGATCATCCCGTATCCGGGCACCGTGACATCTAGCCGATCATTCAAATTGTCTTTGTTGATCGTCGGGTTCAACATCAAAACCGGGATCTCGCCCTTCGCTCCGGCTCCGCTCTTCTTCTCGGCGTCGGGGTAGGTGATGCGAGCGCGCGGTGCGCCGGGGGTGGCGTCACCCTTGACGAGTTGGAACCGGCCAAGCCATCCGGTCGATCGCAGCTTGCGGACATAATTGTACGCATTGGCTGTCACGCCCGCTTTACCACCCGAGTCGCAGAGCGTCAGCTTCACCATCATGCGCCGGCCGGTGTCGTCGTCTAGCTCATAGCTCGCCTGCATGACTTGCTCGGTGATCTTGTCCCAATCCTCTAGGTAGGAACCGGGCTTGATCCACAGGTAGCTTTCCTTGCCCTCCGGCGCAGACGGATCGATGCGATCCGAGTATTGGATGCTGAACCGATCCACCAGATACATATCGTACGGCTTGCCCGGAGCGATGCCGATGATCTGCACCACGAACATATTCTTCTGAACGTCAACGAGGCCTAGCAGGAAGCGGACCTTAGCTGGCACCTTCTTCTTCGCCCACGGCTCGACGCGGCCGATGAGATCTTCGACCGTGCGGGTGTTGTCGTTCGCGATGTTCTTCGGAATGTACGGCACGCCAATATCGGTATTGAAGAATTTCTTGAGCGCGGCTTCGTCGTTGGATTCGAGATAAGCGTCTTCGGCGTCAAGGAAGCTCTTCACAAGATTCTGCCACGTCGTCAGGCCGGCAGCTACGCCCATCAACCAGAAGCTCGCGATATTCGAGCGGCGCCCCTTGCCGACGATGCGGTTGTCTTCGATCCGCTGGCCTTCCTTCAGCCACACGCCGTCAACGTTCATGGCGTAGCGCTCGGTCGGCTGGATCTCGTACGAGCAATGCGGGCATTCCATGTACGCGGAATCCGCCTTGTCGAGATTGGATTCGAGGGAGTTATCCCACTTGATATGTTCCCACCGTCCTTCGAAGTAACTTCCGCAATCCGGGCAGGGCCAATGCCACCGCCGACGATCACCGCGATTGTACAGGGAGAGGACGCCGGTCGTCGGCGGAGCCATGTGGCCGCGCACGACTTTCTTGTAATCGGTGATCTCGCGGCTCGGGCTGGACTCGGCCAGTGTCATCGCGAAGGAGCCGAAGGTGGTCGTACGCTTGGACGCCAGATCGAAGGCGTTACCGTCGCCGCCGATGTCATCATCGATACGGTCGTAGTCGGTGATCGCCACGCGGCCGATGGGCTTGCCGGCGAGTTCGCTAACCGATGGGTAGGATAGCGATAGCAGCATCCCGTTCTTGTAGTGCTTGTCGAACTTGTTATCGCCGTCCTTGTCCTTGACTAGCGCTTGTCCGACTTCCTTCGTGTGGCGATGTAGACGATCGACACGGCGCATGGAAAAGTCGCGGGCTGCCGTGAAGGTCGGCGAATAGACGATCATGTCCTGCGGATCGGTCGTGGCAGAATAGCCGATCCAATTGACAATCAGCGCATCGGTCTTGGCGCACTGTGCCGGGCCGGCGAAGACGCAGCCCTTAAAGGCCGGGCTCGTAAGCACATCGGCCGGTTCTTCCATGTAGGGCGTGGTGGCATTCGACCAATTGCCGACGAACGCGCCGGGCTGATTGATGTATCGCGTTTCTTCCGCCCACTCCGCCACAGTCATGCGGCGTGGTGGGACTAGGACTTCTGCCGCAACTTGCGAGAAGAGATCGCCGAGACTGCTATATCCGGTCGTCCTCTTCCTCGTCATCCTCGGCTGCAAAAATGTTGTCGTCCTCGTCGTCGTCCGCCGCCAAGATGTTCCCGTCTTCGGGTTCGACTTCTGCTTCGTCGAAGGTTGTCTTTGGGACGAGGACGCGGTTGGCATGATAATCCTTGAACTTCTCTTCGACGTTCTGGCGCAGCGTTGTCACCATTGCGTCCATGATGCGCCGGATAATTAACCTTTGTGCGTCGGTAAGTCCAGTCTCCCTGTCCACGTCATCCGCGACAAGCAGCGCAGTCATGCGAACGACGTTTACCAATTCGCCAAATGCAGCGACGACATCTTCTGTCGGCCAGTGCATCCCCATGTTCTTTTCGAAGTTCAGCCGCGCGTTCTGGCCGTTCCAGAACTCCTTCGTCAGGAGGGGCGATAGCTCCTGCGGCGACATCTGCCGGATGAAGTCTTCGATCTCATAGCCGGGGCGCACGATCATGCTTGCCGCTTCGGCGATGTCGTAGACGTGATAGCCGGAGCGCTTGCCTTTCGGCACTACCCCCTTCATGCGCTTCGGCAGAGTCTTGGCATCGGTGTTGAATAGCTGTGCGATCTGCGACATCGTAGCCTGCCCGGTGGCAAGCATCGTCGAAGTAACTTCGCCCTTCGGGATCGGCGGACGCCCCCTAAGCTCGTTGTCAGTCTTCCGCTTATACACGCTCACGTTCAATCCTTTCGTACCTTTGCCGCTCGGCTACGCGCGCATGATATGCTTCTGCGGTGCGGCCGGCAATCGCTCGCTCGTTCAGCCACGTCGCCAATTCCCGCTGCGTCATCCGCTGCACGCGGAGATCCCAAGCAAGGCCTGTCATGGCGCTGCCGAGATCCATCAATGCAGCTTCAAGGCGAGGCATAGCTGTTCGATCTCCGCGCTACAGGTCGAAATAGCCGCCATGATCCCCGTGGGAGCCCGTGGGGCACGTATCAGGGTATCGCTGACGCCATTGACCGCCCGCACGGTTCTATCGCACAGGGCGGCTTCGTTCAGGCCGGCATTCTCCAAGGCGATTACGATCGCGTTGTCCTCGTCCACGCCGAAGCCCGACGAGATGACGCGGCGGTTGCAGATGTTGCCGGGTCCGACGAGTTGCACGAACCACGACTTGCCGGCGTCAATCGAGCAACCGAGATAAACCTTAGAATGGGACATCGCCGTCCAGTGCCTCCACCTGTACCGCGAAGATCAGCCGGCGCATTTCTTCCTCACACCGGGCGAGAGCGCCGCCTAGCCCGGTATCAAGAGCGCGGATCGCCGGGTGCATCAACGCCGCGTCGATCGCCTCGCGGACGGTGGCGCCGTAGCCCCACGGCGAATAGTCGATCAGCTTCGGCCCGGCCAGTTGCACTTCGACACGGGTCTTGTCCGCCTTGCTGTGTCCCTTCTCGCTAGGGATCATCGGGTGGAAGCACAGCCACACCGCCAGATCTCGTTCGGCGAGGTAGGACTTCAGATCGTCTGGAACCTTAAGCTGCGCGGGCATACGTCCTCCGTTCGTTGTCATTCGCATAGCGGCGCCTCGCTCGCCGGATATACTCGAATAAGCGCTCCTGCCCGGCGCCCTTATCCTGAAGCGCGTCGTACACCAACTCGTCTGCGGTGCCAACGCACATCAGGTGATGGCTCCTGACGACTTGGCGCTGCCCCTGTCGGGACAGTCGGCCGATCAACTGTTCGTATAGCTCGCGGCTCCAACACAGATCGAACCACGCGATGTCATGGCCCGGTCCCTTCTGCATGTTGAGCCCGTGGGCGGCGCCACCCGGCTGCATCAGGATCAGCGGGATCTTGCCGGCGTTCCAATCGGGAATGCACTTGCCGGCCTTATCCATCACGACCGCTTGCGGGAAAGCCTTCTTCAGCCGGGCGAGGCTCGACTTGAACCAATAGCTCACCATCAGCGGTTCGCCCTGTAGCTCGTCGATCAACTCGCGAAGCGTCTCGATCTTCTCGTCATGCACAGGCACAACGCGCTTCTCTTCGTCGTACACCGCGCCGCTGGTGATCTGAAGGAGCTTGTTGAACAGCGCTGCGCCGTTCACCGCCTCGATCCGCATGTCATCCAGCTTCAGGATCATCGTCTTTTCGAAGTCATGGTAGCGGTCCATCATCTCATCGTTGAGGACGATCGGCCGTTTCACCGGCAGCCAATCTTCGATACCAAGCTGTTCGCGGTAGTCGCGCGCCTTCATCACCAAGCATATGTCCGCGATCTTCGCGCTGATCTTCTCTTCCGATCCGTTCTTAATCTTCCACTTCGACGCGCGGGTGTTACCCAATTTGATCTCGGTAAAGTAACGCTGCATGAAATGCGTGATGAAGCGGCCGAAGCGACGGCCACGGTCAAGGAGGAAGATCTGCGCAAAGATGTGCTGATAGGATTCAGCGGCCGGGCTGGCGGTCAGTTCGTGCAGACGGGTGATCCGCGATAGGCACTTCTTCAGCGCCTTGTACCGCTTGGTCGTGTAGTCCTTGAACTTGGATGACTCGTCTAGGATCACCGTGTCGTAAGGCCAGTGCAGATTATGCTCGCGGCCCATTTTCTCCCAAAAGGCTACGAGCCATTCGAGCTTTTCGATATTGATGATGTGCAGTTGGGCGTCGGACATGGCGGCGCGCTGGCGGGCAAGCTCTTTGGCTGCTTGTCGGCCGGGTGCAGCGGCGCGACGTGCGTATCCGGCAGCAACGGATGGAGTTTCCCCCACGGCACGCTGGCGAGCATATTCGTAATCATACGCGCTCTTGTAAATTTGTTTGATGTCATCGTCATCGTCCTCCGCGCGGATCAAGCTGTATTCGATCCCGGCCGCTTGCTTCCATTCCCTGATCTCTTCCGGCCATGTTGCCTTGGCGACACGGAGCGGAGCGACGACAAGCGCCTTGCCCTTCCATCCCTCCTTCAGGAGATCCGCGAGCAGGGTGAGGCATATGACCGACTTCCCCATCCCGAGATCGATGAAGAGCGCGCTGAACGGCGTCTCGTACAGGAAGCGAACCGCCTTGCGCTGGTACTTGTGGAGATCGCGGCGCGAGCGGATAGCGGCGCCGAAGGTGTCCTGCCACCACGTCGCCGGATCAAACCGTTTCTCGATCTCGCCGCGCGCCAGCATCAGATTGCGTCCTGCCCGTGGATGGCGCGAATGTTGGCGATAGCCACCGGAGGATAGATCACCTTATAGCCGCCCGGCGTGAGCCCCACGATCCGTTCCCACTCTTCAATGCTCGTCGCCCACCACGCTTCGATACCCTGATCCCGAAGCTCCCATATGCGGAGATACTGTTGCTCGGTTGGAAACTTACCCGGCACCTTGAACTCGACTAAAGCGATGCCGCCGCGCACGCGCGAGCAGAGCGTGTCGGGCACGCCGTTAAGCGACTTGCCTTCGATGTTCCAGAAGAGCAACCCTTCGATGATCGCGATGGCGCGACACTTCGTCTTGATCTTTCCTTCAGGCTGCTTAGCGGGCACGAAGCGTCTCGATCAACTCGGCCAGTGCTTCGGTGGCTGAAGCCATAGCGGCGGTAACACCCTTGCCGTGGTAGCCCGGATACACTCGCTTCCGCACCGGCTCGAAAAAGCATTCCTGATCGTAGCCTAAGCTCTTGTCGAGCCATACGCACCACGCGCAATCCATCAGCGGGGAGTTGCCGCGTTCATCCGGCAGGAACGCCAGACGCCATGTGATCGGCAGGAAGAAGGTGGGGCGATGCCCGTCCCAAATATCCAGCCGCCCCTTGGTATTCCAGTAGTTCTGTTTGAGCAGGAAGATCACGATCGGCGCCATCGCCCGAGCTTCGATCAGGAACTCGACGGAGTGACTGAACGGCGGGTTGGTGATGATCGCGTCGTAGTTGAAGCAATGGTGCAGGCCGGGCTTCAGGAAGTCCACGCCGCCCGTGCCGTAGCCGGGGAACTCGCGGAGATCGGTGGAAGTAACTTCCAGCCCGTGCCATTCCAGAACGCGGGACAGCCGGCCGTCACCGCACGCCGGTTCCCACACCTGATTGCGTGGCATGTGCCCGTGATCCTGCAAGGTCTGGATAAGCGGCATGATGCTTTCCGTCGCGTCTACTGGCGTCGGATACAGGTCGGCCGGCTGGCGCTCCCACTTCTTGTAGCTAGCGACGATCGCTTCTGCCATGCTCATCGAAACACCTTCCCATCCTTGAAGACCGGGTGGCCGTCTAGGAACCACACCCCCATAGTGAACTCAAGCTCGCCGCGCGCTACTAGCTCGCGCTCTTCCTCCGTCATCGGTCGGCCGGGGCAGTCAGCCGGCATAGCGGCTTCAGCGCCCTTGCACGTATTGCAGATGGCGAGGCCGAAGTCACAGACAGCACAGCGCCCGGTCCAACCTCCGCACTTGCAATCCTCCGCCGTGCTGTACTTGTGGCGCATCACCAATCCCCTTCACGATCGCGGCGTTTCAAACTTTTCTTACAGTTCTTACAATCAACCATGCGCGGGCTCTTTGTTGTGTTGGTGGTCTTCACACCACACAACACCTGATCCATAAACACGAAATGGCTACGCGGTTCACTCATCGTCAGTCCTTCCGGTAGATCTTGCCTTCGTGCCCTGCCGCGTTCAGGGGCATCCCCTTAGCCCACCGGATCTTCCGGATCATGGCCTCGCGCAACTGCACGACGTTATGCTCGTTGTCGTTCACCGCTTCCTCACAGATGATTTCGTCGTGAACGTGGCCGACGATATTGAAGCCGCGCTTGTAGGCGATGATAAGCCCTTCACGCAGAATGTCACGGGCCACGGCCTGCACGATATTCTCGATGAACTTGCCGCCATGACTATCGACACGAATCCACTTCGATCCGTTCTGTTGCTTCCCCATGTAGGAGATGCTGTCTTTCATGGTGACGACTTCTTCGCCCGTCTCCTTGTTCACGTAGCGGAAGGGACGCTTGCGAACGAGCGGCTTCAGATAGTAGATGTTCCGGCCGCTCGGCAGATGGCAGACGAGATAGGGCGCTGCGTAGCTGAACCCGATCGGTCCCACCTTCGTAGGCTTGCGCGTGCGGATCGTCTTCTTGATCGCATCTTCCAGCGCGTACCACATCTGCGGGATTTCTTTGTAGACGCGGCGGAAGGTCGCCACGCCACGATGAGCTTCCTTCCGGCTCATCTCGATACCCATGTTTTCGGCGTAGCCCCACAGGCCGGTCTTCTTACCGTCGCGGATCTCGCCGCCGCCAAGCCGATAGCCCGCGCCTAGCGTTGCCGGCTTCGCCATCTTGCGCTGGTACGAAGTGACTTCCGCGTAGGGGATGCCGTATAGCTCGGTAGCGAAATCCTTGTATGCGTCACGCCCCTCGCGGAAGACGTTCAGCAAACGCTCGCAACCCGATACCCATCCGATCACCACGGATTCGATCGAAGACAGATCGCAGATCACCAGCTTCTTGTTACGGCCGGCACGCACGGAGGACCGGACTAGACCGGCCAGTGCGTCCATCGGTTCGGACTTGAACAGCCGCACCGCACCCATGTCGTCATCGCGGATCGCGTTCGTGATCTGCGTGATGACCGACAGGTGCGTATCGTCCTCGCCACCAAGGCGCATCGTCGTAAGGTTCTGCGGCTGGAAACGCCGGCCGGCAAAGCGGGCCGTGCGGCTCGCCCCGGCGAACTGGAAGACGAACCGCATCCGACGATCGGAGCCCATCGCCTTCACCAGCGCGGCGTACTTGGTCGGCGTGGTGCGCGCTTGTTGCTGGCGCAGCTTGAGCCCCTTGACGCAATCGTCCGTCAGGGTGGGGAATAGCTCGCCCTTCCGCGCCTTCAGTTCACCGGAGCGCCGGCCGGCGTCTGCGGTCAGAACCTTCTTGACCGAATCCTTGCGAAGGTCGTCGAAAGGATAGCCGCGCTCCTTGAGCCACGGGAGAAGCTGTGGGACAGATCCGGGGTTGACGAGCCCCGTCAGCTTGCGCATCTGCCCGAGTAGTTCTTCCTTCCGCGTGATCGCCATAGCAAGCGCACGCTCGACGAAGGTCCGGTCGATCGGCAAGCCCCGATCATTTATCTCCTGATCCAGCGCATAGAACTTCCACTCGCGCGCCGGGATCGGATACTGTGGCTTATCGAGCCGGCGCTTGACTGCGCTCTCGGCTACAACGTCCTGCTTGTTGTACTCGCAAAACATCTTCCACTCGACGGGGTGCGTCGAACTGTCGAAGCGGCGATGCTCGTTATTGCGGGTGATCTTCTGCGGACCACAGAACATCTTTATGAGCTTGTTGCCGGTGGATAGCTTCTGCTTATCCGCGCCAAGGCCGGTCTGGTGAACGACTTGATCCAACCCGCCGACGAAGCTGTGGAAGTAGGAGAGGACCATCGTGCAGCGCCACCGGGCCATAGTCGGCCACAGGTCTAGGACGCGGTTCAGGATAGTGCGCTCGAATTGCGCATTGAAAGCCCAAAGCTCGACGCGATCATCCATCAGCGCGTCGTGCAGATCGCGGGGCATCCGCGTGGTCTTCGTCCGGTCCCAATGGTGAACCGTCTTGCCCTCGTCGAAGCTGTAAGCGCACATCAGCACTTCGCACGACGGATGCGCCGAATACAGGTCTAGCCCTACTTCCTTGAGGTTCAGGTCGCAGTAGGTTTCGAAATCGAAGGATAGTGTGCGGACGCGAGCCGGCGCTTCGTCATAGACGCCAAACCGATCTTCTAGCTGTCCGCGTACAAGCGCCATGTCAGGCTTTCCACGAACGACGCAAAGCGGCTTGCTGGGTGAACCACCAAGACCATGACTTCATGCCGCAATTCAAGATATTCTGTTGGTTCTGGAAACGCTTTTGCTGACGAGCTAGGCGGTCCTGCAACGCGGCAGCCTCGATCCTGATACTTGAAATAGACATAGAAGTTACTTCCGATGATGTGGGGCGAACCGCGTCTCTCCGGGCTTACCGGGATAACGGATATCAGAGCCGGTTGACAGGCTCGCCCCGATGTCGATCAATTAGATATCGTCGTCATCATCATCGTCGTCATCGTCGTCACGCGAACGACGCTTCGGCTTCGCCTTGGCCTTCGGCTTGGGCTTCGACTTGCGGCGCGCTGGCCGTTCGTCCTCGTCCTCGTCCTCGTCCTCGTCGGCGTCGTCGTCATCGTCATCATCGTAATCGTCGTCTTTCGCCCGACGTTTCGGCTTGGACTTGCCCCGGCGCGGGGTGTCGTCCTCGTCCTCGTCGTCAACCGAGTCGTCGTCGTCCGGATCGCCGTAGTTCTCAAAGGTGTCGTCGAGATCTTCATCGCTAATGCGACCTTCGCCGAATACCTCGTCCTTCTTGACGAACTGAACGCTCGAAAGGCCGGCGTTCACACGCTTGCCGTACTTGTTATTCTGATACCAAGGACGGATCAGAATATCGCCCCAATAGCCCGGCTGGAAGACTTCAGCCGCATCTTCTGGTTCGACGACGGAATTGTCACGGTTCCGGAGCGGAGGGCGACGACTCTCGCGAGCCGACACGGTGTACATTCCCTCGTATCCATCCTTACCGGACGTATCACCGTCACGGAGGAACTTCTTGTCAGCGGCCAAGGCCTTGACCTTGTTCTCCTTCAACAGTTCCTCGATCCGCTCCTTAATGAGATCCTTAGCCGCGCGGTGTGTCTTCTTCGGCAAAAGACCGACGACGCCGAACTTGGCCTCGCCCTTGTCATCGTCACCCTTGTAGGGCTTCTTCAGGTGCGGATAACTGAAGCGCACGCCCGATATCCGGATGCTGCCATCCGTGTATAGAATCGCGTTCTTCACTCGCTTCTTAATTTCGCGTGCCATCGGCTTATCGCTTTCACAGTTTGACCGCCGTAGCGGTAGGGCATTCAAATGTCGTCGTCGTCTACGAGATCGTAGTTTTCGAAGACATCGCTATCCTTGGGAGCGGCGAGGCGAGGATCGTCCACCGCTGCCAAGGTCTTTTGACCCGGAGGCTTCACCGTAAAGCCGCCCTCGTCGAGCAGCTTCTTGGCGTTGCCAAGGGTCATCTTCAGCTTAGTATGAAGCGTACGCTCCAACTCTGCCGGAGACTTCATTTTGGTGACGAAGAGATCCCGGCGCTTCAGGCCTTTCGCGATCATCTGTTCGATGATCCACTCTTCGTCTTCCACCAGCTTGCGGCGGGTGCGGCTCTCCACCACCTTCCACCACAGCAATTCTTCCTCGCGTGAGATCGCGCGGTTCAGCAACTCGGCATTGACCGCGTTGAAGAAGCCCTCCATCATCTTCCGGTATCGAAGTAACTTCGACAGGGCGAGCGTGCTTAGCTCCGGGGGCTTCGGCATAGACGGGAACGGGCTGGTGGCGAACTCGTCTAGGATCTGATCGTTCGCTGCCGCCATCCGCTCATAGCTGATACTCGTCGGAACCACGTCGATCAGCGCGGTCTTCGGATCGTCGTAATTCTCGAATACGTCCGTCTCTTCGGCGAGGAACAGATACGAGGCCGGGCACGTCCCACGGATGGCGCACCAACGGCAGCCCTTCGTGCTTGGCGTGCGGGTGAGAAGGTGGCGCGGCTGCCACGATCGGCGCCATGCGTCCTTGGCTTCGTCGGCGAACTCCAATAGCTCTTCGCGGGTGATCGTCCACGAAGTCATGCCACCGGCCACGCGGGGCTGCGCTATGCAGATTTCGATCGTCTGGAAGTTGTAAAGCCAATCCCATTCGTAGAAGACGCCAAGCGCGTAGATCCGAAGCTGCTTGTTGCCGCGTGCGAAGACCGGATCTTTCCCATACTTGAGATCGATGATCCGCATCCATTGCCAGCGGAACGCGATGAAATCGCCAGTACCGCCTTGGCCGGGGATCGGCGTCAACGGAGAGATATCGACGTGGCCTTCGACGATCCAATACTCGGCGTCGTCTTTCGTCCGCTCGCACCATGAAACGTAGTCGTACACGAAGTCGAGCATTTCTTCGTCGATCTCGATTTCGAAACCGCCAACGATCTCGATTGACCCGATCCACTCGTCAGGCCGCTCGCCGGTCTTCAGCCAATGCTCGCCACAGCTATGCGCGACTGTGCCTTCCGCCGCCTCCCACGTCTGCCGGTCTTCGGCAAGCACGTTGATGACTAAAGACTCCTCGCACGTCATCGTCATCTCGGCCGCGCTTGGCGAGAAGACACTGTGCCCCGTCGCCATCTGCGCAGCGATTTGCTGCGGCGTCAGCGGGCCGATCACGGCAGGAAGGCGATGCTCACTCAAAGATCATCGTCCTCGTCAATAGGAGTCGTCATGCGCGACATAGCGGACAGAATGCCCTCTAAGTCTTCTATCGCCAGTTCCAATCGGCCGATGGTCTTTACGGCCTTGACGAGGTAGTAGGCTTCGATCTCAAGATAGATCGCGAGCATCAACGAATCGTTCAGCCCGGCGAGCTTGTAACCGGCCACGGCAGCAAGGAGCGGCGTCTTGCCCGTGCCATAGGCAACGTTCGGGCGGACGAGGCCGCTATACTCCGGGCGTCCCTCCCAAGCGTGCTGATTGATCTCGGCGTAATACGAGAAGCCCCGGTTGATCGCGCTCCGCTTCGGCGAACAGTAAAAGCCACGCTTGCCGGCTTCCCGGTGCAGCGTGGCGTGGATCTCCAAGGCAGCCTCCGCCTTATCGAGCGGATCGGCTTTCCACAGGACAGGGCGGCTAGGCTCATACATACCAATCATCTCCGTGGCACACGACATCGCCGCAATCCCGGCACCTTGAACACCAGCCGGCTTGCGTCCACGAAGGATCGGTCTGATTGGCATGGGGGCAGGACGTGCGCCGCTTGTAGATGGACCCGAGCCACACCGCGACGGCGAGTATCACGAACCATGCAACGATCGCCGCTGGAATGCCGACACCAAGATCAGTCACCTTCACGCTCCTGCTTATTGGCGTCGATCCAATCGAGGCCTTCGAAAACTTCGTCGTGGAAGTTACTTCCGCGTTCAAGCCACGCCTGCCCGAGATTCTGCAATTGCTTGTAGGGCAGCTTTTCGGCTTCAACGTCGCGGTCCCACAGTTCGTGATCGACGAGATCCACGATCGTCTCTTCCACCAGCGCGTCTATCACGGACGGCTGCATCGAGTCGAGTTCCCAAGAAGACGTGGTGCCGTACTCGGCGCAATAGGCGCGATACCGGCTGTCGGTTTCCTTGGCGGGATTCGGCGGCGGGTTGTAAGTCCGGATCTGCGCCATCGTGAGCGCGATCCGATTGACGATGATGTTTTCGTCCCAATGCGACAGGAGATCCAGCCGCTCCGAGATGTTATCCGTCATCTGCACGCCGGAGGGATCGTGATCGCCTAGGTGGATGACGTAGACTTCCTGCCCCGTCTGTGTGTATCCGGAGAGCCGCTTGGCGGCGTCGTACATCTCGGATGCCGAGACGTAGCCCTTGCAGGCGAAGTACGGAACGCGCCAGCGGGTGCAGGGCCGTTCGATGACGCCGACAAGCGCCTCCTTCTCGATCCACACTTCGACGTAATTCTTCTGGTTATCCCACGGGTTCGTCTTGAAGTGACGGCCCCAATCGCGGATGAACTCGCCGGGGCTGTCCCACATGGGGGTTGGCGCGAGGTTCCGGCCACGGTCTTCTATGGCGTCCCAATCAACAAGGCCGGCAAGTCGAGCGTCGTTCAGGATTTCTCCGAGCCGCTTATATTCGGTCTGCTTGTTGACGAGCCAATTCCGCTGCACGAACTGATAGTAAAGCTGGCGGAGGGTGAGCTTGTAGCCCTGACGCTGGTAATCCGCGATCAGGCCGTTGGCCTTGCGGATGATGGCGAGCGTGCCGGGACGGAACTCTTTGGTGGTGAAGCACTCTTTAGGCATACGGCCTCCTGCTTGGCTCGGCTGATCCGAGAACGAACCCCCTGCGCGAGGGATACCAACGCAGGGGGCTCGGACGTTACGCAAGGCGGTTAGCGGTCAAACCGCCTAGCGCCTCCGACTAGAGGCGATTAAACCTCGTCGTCATCCTCATCGGCGTCGTCGTCGGCTTCAAGAAGCTCTTCGGCGAACGCGTATGCCGCGTCGAACAATTCAGGCTGCGTCAGGAGTTCTGCGAGATCGGCACAGCCGACGCCCTTCAGATACTTCCGGCAGGCCGGCTTGTCGCTCTTCGCGGCCTTGCGGAAGATCGCGCCCGTCTCGTCGGCGTCATGCTCCGGCTCGACCTTGGCCTTCGCCTTCTTCGCGGGGGTCTTCGCGGCAGCGGTCTTGCCGGCTGCGGCAGCAGGAGCGGCAGCGCCCGTGCCATTCTTCTCGATCGCCTGACGGAGAGCTACGATCTCCTTCGTCAGCGTTTCCAGCTTCTCTTCAAGCATTCGGTCCTCCTTGGGAACAACCCGACACCGGGGAGCCCGGTCACTAGGGGCGGAAAATCTCTTCGTCAACAAGAAATTTAACTTGTATCAGTGACCTTTCCTGCCGTACGTGAGCGTAGGACCGATCCCCTAGGACTGCAAATGATACCGAAAAATCAATGGCCTGTGCCTAAGTGGCTGTCCGATACACCAGATGTTGATAAACCCGCCGCCAAGACCCGGTTCTACCTGAACCTAGCCGCTACATATTGTGGTGATCGCGGGAATATCACCAAGCTCGCCCGCGCCCTAGACGTGGAGGCCAAGACCATCCACTCCGCGATCGATCGCGGTCAGGTGTCGCCCGAGATGGCGGTGGCACTCGAAAACCTTCTCGGCCGGGCACAATTCCCCCGTGAGCTTTTCCGCCCCGACATCTTCACTCTGCCAGTGGAGGCTTAACAGGTGGGCGCTCGCTATCTCGAAAAATACGGGGAATCAGTCCTCGAAAACGGATACGACATTTGCTTCATCCGCCCCGGCGAGAAGCGGCCCTTCGGAAAGGATTGGGAGGAAAAGAAGCACGGGCCGAAGCTGCTCGCGGCTTTCCTAGAGCGCGGCAACGGCGACTACGGCGTGGGGATCAAGACCCGCAAGACGCCGCTGGTGGATATCGATTGCTATGACGAAGATCTCGTCGAGCATATGCGGGAGTTCGTCACCGATCTCGTCGGGCCTGCGCTTGAGCGTACAGGGTTGGCACCGAAGCTCGGAATGGTTTACCGGGCACGCTCGGCCTTCCCTAAAACACAGAGCAAGACCTTTATCGACGATGAAGGCCGTGCCGTTAAGCTGGAAGTGTTGGGAGACGGCCAACAATTCGTGGCGCTGCACACGCACCCTGACACAGGCAAGCCCTATCGCTGGAAGAACAAGCGCCATGTCGGCGTCGTGCCTCGCGCGGATCTGGAAGAAATCACGCATGAAGACGCGCAAGAGATCGTCGCCGAATTTGAGCGGCAGGCACGCGCACGCGGATGGACCGAGAAGAAGGGCACGGCTTCAGCGCTGGCGAAGCGCGGTGCCGGCGAACTCGACTTCGAAGATCCGTTCATCACGGACAAGCAGAAAGTCGAGATCACCAGCGAAGATCTCCGCGCCAAGTTGCAGATGGTGCCGGATGCCGACACGTACGAAATGTGGTTCTTCGTCGGTATGGCGCTGTACCATCAATTCGATGGCGGGCAGGAAGGCCTAGACCTTTGGCACGAATGGTCGGCTGAAGCCGCCAATTACGACGCCGATGCGCTCGACGAGAAGTGGGCGACATTCGAGATCGAAGGCAAGAAGCGTGAGCCGCTGACGGCCCGTTTCATCCTGAAGAAAGCGCTGGAAGAAGAAAAGCGCGTCTCCGTCGAGGAATCGGAGGAAGTCAAAGAGGCCTTGGCGGACTGCGCCGATGTGCCTGCGATCCAAGAGGTATGCGCCCGGATCAAGCGCACCGCGTTCGATTCCATCATGCGGGCGAGCCTCGTTACCGAGATCCGGAAGAAGATCAAGGAAGTCTCGGGAACGTCAATGTCGGCCAGTGCGGTTGCCGCGCTGGTGCGATACGAGAACCCGGAAAACCGATCGACGCCGCCGTGGCTGGCCCATTTCGTCTATGTGCAGGAGGACGAATCCTTCTACAGCACCAAGACCCGCCAGAAGCTATCCGTCAAGGCGTTCGACCACAGCTTCGGCCGCTGGATGATGACGAAGAAGGATCGGTTGGAAGGCCGGTCGTCGCCGGAGCATACAGCATCCCACGTCGCGCTGCACCGCTACCAGATCCCCACGGTGGCGAACAAGATGTACCTCCCGATGTACGAGGACGAGATCGTAACGATCAACGGGCTCGATTACGTCAACAGCTACTCGCTCGATACTATTCCCGAGACGCCTACCAAACTCTCCAAGAAGGGCCGGGTCTACGTGGAGCGGATCTTGGCCCACGTCGAGCATCTGTTCCCCGATGAACGCGATCGGAAGTTACTTCTGTCGTGGCTGGCCTACATCGTGCAGACGAATGAGCGGGCGAATTGGTCGCCGGTCATCCAAGGTGTGCAGGGCGACGGCAAGACGTTCTTCTATCAGATGATGGGCGTCGTGCTAGGCGGTGCGAACGTCAGGACGATCAACGGAGATCAGCTAGCCGAAAAGTACACGCCTTGGGCGGAGAATTGCCAGTTCTGCTTCGTCGAAGAAGTCAGGCTGCACGGCAAAGACCGCTATGCAATCATCAATAAGATGAAGCCGTACGTCACGAACCAGATGGTCCCTATTCGCCGCATGAACGTAGACACCTACGACGTGCTGAATACTGTCGCTTACATGCTGACGACGAACCATAAGGACGGTGTGCCGGTTGACGCAAATGATACGCGGTACTTCCCGATCTTCTCGCGCTGGCAGACAAAGATGGCGTTGGATCGCTTCAATAAAACCAATCCGCAATACTACGTCGATCTAATGGAGACACTTGAGGAACCCGGCCAGTTGCGCCGTTGGCTTCTCGATTACGAACTCGACAAGGAGTTCAACCCTAAGCGTCGTGCCCCCGTGTCTGCCTCCAAGGCGGAGATGATCTATCTGAACCAGACGGACGAGGAAGAAGCCCTCGAAATGGCGCTGGAAGCAAGCGACGATCCGCTGTTCTGCTCGGCGCTGCTCGACAGCGCCCGACTCTCGGATCAGCTTATGGAGCATGGCGGAGTTGGGCTTGTCGGCCGGGCGGTCAAGATGCTGCTATCCGAGCATGGCTTCACGTTCCTTGGCCGCGCCAAGATCGACGGAAACACCTATCGGTTGTGGAGCCAAGAGCCGGAGCGGTTCATGCTCAACGGCGAGTTCAACAAGACCGCCGCCCGCAAGTTCGTTGCGAACGGCGGAGACGCGATCTAGTTGATCCGGTAAAGCAGGCCGGTGATGTTGTATGCAGACAGCACCGTCAGCGCCGGCCCCTGTAACGTGACCTTAGCCTTGCCGGCACCGTTCGGCCGCACATGGAAGACGCCGTAGCCTTCGGGGATCGCGGTAGGCACGAAGATCAGCGAGTCGTTCGCTTTGACGCCGGCTACGACGATATCGAGCGTCCGCACGCCCGCTACCAGCAAGACGTTGGCCTGACCGAAGGTGATTTCGCCGATCAGCGTCGTCGCGTTCGTGCCGTTCTTGCCGGCCGCTGGCGGATTGGCTGCCAGATAGTCCGCCACGACTGCCGCGATTTGCGCCGTCGTAGCGTTCTTACCGTCCTTGCCGGGCTCCGGTGGATGGCTCTTCAGGTACTCGACAACCGCCGCCATAACCTGATCTGCGGTCGCATCTGCACCGGGACGGCCCGGCTGCGGTGGATTCGCCGCCATGTAATCCGCCACGGAGGCTGCCACCTGTGACGCGGTGGCGTCCTTGCCGTTCTTTGGCGGATTGTCAGTGAGCCATGCGTTGACCGCGCTCGCGATCTGCGCCTCCGTGGCGTCAGCGCCATCTAGGCCGTCTTCTCCGTCCTCCGGCACCGGCAGGGGGTTTTCCGCCATGTAATCGGCCACCGTCGCGGCCAGTTGCGCCGCTGTAGGCGTCTTGCCGTCCTTGCCGGGCTGCGGCGGATTGGCGGTGAGCCATGCGTTGACGGCCGATGCCACCTGTGCGTCCGTGGCGTTCTTGCCGTCGTCGCCCTTGATCGGCACGCCCGCATTCAGGGCTTTCACCTTGTCCTCGACGCCTGACACGTCTTGACGGACCCGGCGCAGCCCTCGCCGCGAGAAATCGTTATAGATCGCTACCATGTCGCATCACCCGAAGAAGCTGACTTGGACGATGGCGTCGTCAGCATCCGTCAGGAAGCCGATCTTCTTGGTGCCTTCGTCGAGCAAGCGCAGCGTAGGGTTGAAATCGGGCGCAGAGCCGTCCGTGATGTCGGAAGTGACTTCTGCGATCGTAGGCGGGGCGTCAGCCGGCAGATAGACAACCCATGTGTCGTCGCTGAAGCCGAAACTGGCATAAGACGCGCCTCTCGGCACGTCGATAAACTTCGCTTCACCTGTTTCCAGCATAAGCACATTGCGGTGATCGGATACAGGTGTTGCGAATATACCGCGTCCCTGATCCCACCCGTTCCGAGTAGATAAAGGTTGCATGTCGGCCTCCCGAGATGTCTAGGCAACCCCTACAAGACTATTCGGTTCCATGCAAGTCAACACCACGGCGTCTTACTGTGTTTACAGTTTGTATTAGTGCATATGTACTTGGCGTCCTTGCGCTTTAGCACGGGCCAACCGCATCCGTCGTGATCCGGGCATGACCCGGCGCCGTCGTTCCCGCCAGACGCGATCACGCGCTGCCACGCAGCCTCGCGGCGAAGACCCTTTTCGAAGTCCGCGTGTGCGACCGTGGATGCCGGTGGCAGCGGCGGGGCTACCTCGTTGGACCGATAGACCTTCTCGCCCTGCGCCAGCGTTCGGCCTGACGGATCGTTCGATCGTGCATACCAATCAGCGCCGCAAGTGTCGCACACGCTGAACTTGTAGCCTTCGTGGTCCTGACTAAACGATATCGCGCCCTTGCAGCCGCACGGCAACTTCTTGCCCTTCGCCCGATACCGATCTGCGATGTCGGTCGATTGGCGCAGCTTGCGCTCGCGCTTGCTGGCCTTCGTCTCGCCGGCCTTGGTGTACGAGATCAGGCAGGGTTCGCAGCGCCACGCGGTTGCCTCGCCGCCATGCTCCTGCTCGACGCTGGTAGGCGTCTCTCCGCACCGGGGGCAGCGGGGAGGCAGTATGCTGGTGATCCGGTACTTCGCCTCCCACTCTTCCTCCGTCAGCATGTAGTCGTAGACGCTGCCGGGGCGATATCGCGCCTGCATGTTCGCGATCTGCTCGGGCTCGCGGACGGGCGGCGGTGTCGGAAACAGCCGTGTCTGCCAATCGGGATCGTCGCCGTAGCGGTTCGGATCTAACCAGAAAAGCGTGCGATCGGCCATGAACGCGGCGGCGTCTTCTCGCTCATCCTTCAGCGTCCACGGCTTGCCCGGCTTCTTGTGTGCGTCCTTGATCTGCTTGATCGTGCGCTCGGGCTTGGCCTCTTTCCCGGCCGACATAAAAACCGCTATGAAGCACGTCATCGCCGAAAAGACGATCAGGTTACACAGGATCAGGATCGGCGTCATCACAGGACAAGTGCCTCTCGGGCTTCCTCGATCTCCTGCGCATAGTCGGCGTATTCGCGCTTCATGCGTGGGCCGTCGTTCGGATGCGCTCGGGTGGCGAGAGCGTGGTGAACCACATTCTCGATCAACTTCAGGAGGGCGTCAAATTCATCGTTGCTCATCGGCTTCTTCCCGTTCCAGCTTACGGGCTCGCGCCTCGTAACGCTTGGCCTTGGCGTCGAAGTAGTCTGCAACCTCTCGCTGCTTTACAGCATAGACGCGGAACGCTTCAGAATACTCACGGAGCTTCTTGACGCTGTGCTTTTTGATGTGCGGATCGCGGGCGCGGTTTCTCATATCGGATCTGTAACCTCCTTGACCGTTTCCGCGAGAAGCACCGGGCAATCCGCGCTGTGCTTCGCCGTGGTGTACCCGCCATTCCGAACCCTGAACGACGCCGTGCAATGCCGGCACCACCCGCCGCTTGGGTAGCCGCTAAGATAGTTGATCTCGCGCCACGTCTTCAGGGTGGCGTCGGCCAGTAGGTCGATCGCCGTCAACGCGACGAGGTTTTGGTCCTTCGTCATCTCCGGCGTCCTTTCTTCTTGGATGGATCGTGCTTGAGGTAGGCGGCGGAGCGCCCGTTCTGCTTTACGGGCTCGTCGCTCGGCACGAACGGCACATGGCTGTAATGTGTCTTCCGCGCATCGGCCAGCATCTCGTCGAAGTTAATGCGGCCGGGGAGATCGCCGTACACATCTGCGAAATCGATATAAATGCTGGTGACGTACGGCTCGGCCATCAGCGCGAGAAGACGGGCCTCCGCAGCCGCGTAATCTGCGCCCGAGAATGTCACCACTTCAGGCGGCTTCAGGTGCGGATAGCTCAAACGGACATTCTCAAGCCGTATTGGCGTCTCCCTGCGCCCGGTGCCTGCGCCGAAATCGACAGGCTTGCTCTCTTCGTAATCGAAGGCCGGAAAGATCGGCGGGAAGATCGGCTTAAGGAAGGCGTCACCTAGCATGATGTCGCGGATGAACTCCTGAATGTCGGCAAGCGGGTTGTTGCGGCTGTCGCTCCACCGCCCGGTATTCGGGAATGCGTGGGGGTGCGGCAGTAGGCGTTGCGGGTTGTAGCCGACGATGATTTCGATCATCGTGGGCTGCGGGATATCGATATAGGCGAACATCACCGCCTCGTAGATCCAGCGCCGATAGATCGCATCTGCAAAGCCTCGCATTTCCTGATCGTACCTTCCCTGCCAAGTCACCATGAGAATCAGTCCTTCCGGTAACGATCTGTAGGCTCGTACGCGCTCGGGGGCAAGTCGTCAGGGCGGTAGATGGAGACGTTTTTCCGGCGTTCCAGAAACGCTGCGATGGTGTCTTTCGGGGCGGAAGTGACTTCCGTGTCCGGTGCGCGTTTGTTGAGTTGGCCGATGAACATGCCTACCAGAATGAGGGCGGAGGCGCCTACTCCGTACATCAGACTGCCGGTGGCGTACGAGATGCCGCCAGCGATGGCTGCACCGACGATTCCGGGAAGTACGGAAAACAGCGTCACGGTTAGCTTTCGTCCCATAATTTTTCTCCTTGAAGCGCCACGGTTAGCATGGGATTTTAGGGTGTCAAGAGCTAACCGTGACGGTTGAGGTGACAGTTTGCGGATTTACTGTCACCTTTTTGACGAAATCGGCCACCGTTGGGGGCGGAAGACAGCCTCAAGGTTAGCGTAGTGAAGAGCGAAAATTTTATAAGCTAACTGCCCGAGTACGAATTGCCGAAAAATGCCTCTCTGTCACCTACTGTCTCTTTTACTGTCCCCTCTACTGTCTCCTCTTATAAATCAATAACTTAAGTATAAAAAGGGGACAGGAGACAGATAGTTACTACTCCGTGTATGAGACAACTTTTCATTTTTTCTTAGAACGTAGAGCGAGGTCAACGTTGGCC